CGTCCTTGCATCGTCCTCCTTAGAGGCGGTGCTTCTCTTCCTCTTCAATTGCCATTGGGCGATATTCCATGACGAAGACTAACTTTGAAGGCAGGCTCGATGCCGTCTTTAAAGAACTGACAGACTCGCTGATCATCCATCAAGAGCTCAACCCGCCATCTACTGGTCGTGGTTATGCCATTGAGAGGATGATATCACGTCACAAAAAACGTGCTCTGTACTCTAGGCCGGGCTTAGTTGACAAAGCCATTGACTCCTTTTTGGAAGTTAATGACCTTGCTTCTCAGCCCATTGACCCTGACCCTCAAATCATTCGTGACGCTTCTGAGTTCATTGAAAAATGTCTCTGGAGCGTGGCGTCTAGACTAAAGGGTTCGGTTCAGTGCCCTCTTGACTTCTCCATCCTTCTTAACAACTGGCGTTTTGGGCCCGGTGCCTCTTTTGGCACACGCTCCACTCACACAGCTGATAAGATTGATGAAGACTTCTACTGTACAGAGTCAGCTGAGAGCCTTCTTAAAATCATACGTGTTACTAATCCGTACTTCTCGAGCTTTGATGCTCAAAGAGGTAGTTGCGGTATCACACGCTGTGAAGGCTCTCGTCTGTCGACGGTTCCTAAAAACGAGGAGGTCATGCGTACTATCGCTATTGAACCTTCAGGTAACATGCTCCTGCAGCTCGCTGCGGGGCGTTACCTTGAAGATGCATTGCGGTGTATCGGCTTAGATATTACCACTCAGCAGACTAAGAACAAGGATCTGGCGCGCATCGGCAGTCTTACCGATGCGTTGGCCACCATTGATCTTAAATCTGCTAGTGATCTTATCAGGCCTGACCTTATTGAGCGACTCTTCCCACCTGTCTGGTACGAGCTCCTTATGAAAATCAGGAGCCCCCGTACTCAGATTCGGGGAGAGTGGGTCGTTATGAATATGATGTCAACGATGGGCAACGGTTTTACGTTTCCTCTCATGACTCTTATCTTAACTGCCCTAATCTACGCAAACCGCCAAGAGCGGACTCGTAGATTGTACATTGATTGGAGTAAGACCGCTGTGTTCGGGGACGATATCATCGTTCCTTCGCACGAGTATCCTACTCTTGTCTCTGTACTTCGCTCATGCGGATTCATCGTTAATCTCGATAAATCCTATCCTCAGGGCCCCTTCCGGGAAAGCTGTGGCGGCGATTTCTACGATGGTTACAACGTAACCCCCGTCTATATTCGCAGCCTTACATCTGACTCGGAAATTTACGTAGCAATTAATCAGATCATGTTGTGGTCTAGCAGGCATGGAGTTTATCTCCAGTCTGTCATATCACTCCTTATCTCTTTTCTTACTACGAAGCCCAGGCTCGTTCCCGAATGGTCGAACACCGATTCTGGTATTCTGACTACTAGGGTTTCCAGACGCTACACCCTTTTGCAGCCCGTGATCAAGAAACGCCGTTTACTTAACGAGCATTTCCTGATGCCATTGGCTATAGGAGGTTATGTAGAGTCAGGTCACAACGGAGCTCTTTACGCACCTCGTCCGTATAAAACGAGGTACGTCTCCGTGAGGCGTCGTCTGCCTCTTGGGTATGACGACGGGCGGTGTCCAGTGACTCGGACA